TAAAAAAAATTAAACATTTACCTGGCACTGGTTTAGATTCTAAATGTTGAGTATAATGAATATATGGATAACCCAAATTATAAAATCTTGTAGGTCCAGATTTTTTTCCGCCATCAATATATAATATAAATGAATACGATGCTTCCTTACTATCGTGTATATGCATGTTATGCCAATCCGATACACCGTATTTTTGAATCCATATTCCTTCTATACTGTAAGATTTTTTATTTAAAAGTTTAGCGACTTGACTAATATAATCTTTTAAATATTTTTTTATTTCTTCTTTTAAATAATTTGGTAAATCATTATCAAAATAAGACGTAGATACTTGAGAATATTTTTTTATTTTATGTTCTTTTATTTTTTTATATAATTTTTTATCTATTTGTAAGTCTGTTTGAAATATACTTTGAACAAAAGATGACTCAATAATTTTAAACATTTTTAGGTATCGCCTGTATATTCCAGTGTATAAATCTAAAAGGAGCCTTTCCATAATCCAAACTATATTCATGTTGCAAATATCCTGGAAATATAATTAAAGTTCCTGGTTGAGGTCTATAATGTATTTTATCATGTCCAGACCAAATCCCTTCTAGATTTGGTTTTAAATGTAATTTAGTCGCTAGTGCGGCTATTTTAGGTTCATGAAATATTGGTGCAGAAGTTTCAAGACCGCATTTTAAAAAATAAAATCCCGATACATGTTGATTCCAATGTAAATGTGTTGAATGGTGACCACCGCCTTTTTTAGCAAATTCCTGTACCCACATTTCTGTAAACACTGTTTTATATCTATCCATGTGGTATCCCATGTTATCTAAAAACTCCCAAGATTTTTGACCAATGTAATCTCTAAAATTTAAAAAATTATTATCATTTAATAAAGGCGTTGAATGGTGAGTAATACCAAAATCCCCGTAATGTTTTATAAATTTTTTGTTTCTTTTTTTAGCTTCTTTAATATATTTGTCAGAAGCTTTATTTAAACTTTTTACATATTCAGGTTTTTGTTCAACCCACATTGGTGTTGCAAAGAGATCTTGTTTTTCCATACTATCCTATTGTCCTTTTCATTTCAGCGATTGGAAATCTTAAACGTTTACAATCATTCCTAGATATATTTGTAATAAAAGTCACTAAAGTCAATCTACCTTGTTTAATATCTTTGTCAAAAAAACCGTTTGCTGAATGCCATTGATGTGCGTCAAAAGCTAACATTCTATTAAAACAACTATTAATTTCTATAGTTTTTTCAAATTTAGAATTATTTTTTTTTAATGCGTTAAAATAAAATTTATCAAATTTTTTATTATTTATGTAATAACTTTTTTTAAGTTTATCTAAATTAGGATCTAAAGATTTATGAAAAAATTTTGGTCTATATATAGAAGTTCCGCATTCTTTGTGTCGAGACAAATATATTATCGAAGATAACTCACTTCCATTGTCCTTATGAATCCATGCTTCTTTTGAACCCTCTCCATAATCTATATATTGAAAATAAGATTCTGCATGCCAAATTAAATTTGTTATAGTATCGGGAAAAATAAGACGTAGTATTTTGTTAGTTACAAATTCAAACAAATTATAATTAATTTTAGATAAATTACATGATCTTTTACCAGGCCAAGCGCCATTTGGATCTTGAGAAAAATCACAAGTAGATGCAAAGTCTATTACTTTTTTTGGGTCATCAAAAAAATTATCTGCTACATAAGTTGGAAATAACATTATTTAAATGGTTTGCCTACGTTCCACACAACTAGGCTATACCTTACTCCTTTTGTTACTGGTTTAACTCTGTGCCACACAAAACTAGGAAACACAATAATAGAACCTTTTGGTAATATTTCTTTACATTGCAATTTGTGTTTAGATTTATCTCGCATGTGTGGATCATAGTTTCTAAAATCAAATTCTAATTCTCCACCTTCATATTTTGATCCATCTGTTAATTGACAAGTTACAGATAATTTTCTTATTTCATTATTTTTATTGGGTTTTGAACCTGAATCACAATGCCAATTATAATATTGATTTAACTTATATTTTGTAAATTGACATACTTCAAAACCATGCAATTGAAAGTTCCACCCTGCATTTTCATTAGCTTGATGCACATATGGTAAGACCTCCTTATTTATCCAAGTTTCATTTAACCACACTACATTAGAGTTTCTTTTCTTTTTTAAATTTAATATATCTTTTTTTCCTAAATTTTTATTTTCAAAAGATCCTGTAACACCTAATTGATCTTTTTGTTGTAAAGCAAATTTAATTATTTCATCACAAAATTTGTGTGAAAGCGCAGATTTAAAATACCAGTAATAACAATCTAAGTTCATGGTTTATTTCTAAAAGATAAATTTAAAATACAATTTAATTGTTCTGATTTATTTTTAGCAATGTGATAATTTAATGTTGATGGAAAAAACACAAAATCATTATTATTTAAATTCATTATTTTTGTGCATTCTTTTAGCTTGTGGTTGTCATATCTAATTATAATTTTAACAGAATCTTTTCCAACATTAACTCCATATAAACAAGTGTAGTCAGGAGAATTTTTTACATCCATAGCGTTGTAAGCACGTAAGGGTTCTGATCTTTCTTGTGGAAAGAAAAACATAGACTCACTGCCAAAATTTTCTAAAAAACTTAAATTATGTTTAATTGATAAAAACTCTCTCATGTAGTTTCTTATTTTATCTAATTCTCTACTAAAAGGTGTTTCTTTAAGGTCATCATGAATACCTTGTTTTAACATAGCATAAAATATAATTTCTCTGTTAATATCAAAGTGTTCTGGCATTTTTACATGCCCATAATAAATAGCTGTTTCTGACAGTAGAATCTTTCTCATTTTTATAGAAGTATTATAATACTAAATATCTTTTTCGTCAACAACAACCCAACCTTGAGTATTGTCTGCTTGATGAACAGTTTCGTTCCATTCATATTGCCAACGAGCATTATGACCGTTTTCTAATTCGGATTGATTTTCTGCTAATTGATCAGCAGATAATTCCGGTGGTTCACCGATTGGTGATTTCCATTTTGCAGTTGTTGTATCTTTTACCCAAGAACCATATGGTTGTGGTTCCCAAAAAATTTGATTTGCACTGTCCCAAATAAAACCTATTCCAGCGTAGTTACCTCGGTATGCTTTTGAATTATCACCAGAAGAGTGTTCATTAAATTTTGTATTATAAGAAGTTTTAATCCAAAGATGCGCTGGCCAATTACCACATCTCTCCATAAATGCTTGACCAATAGATTCTTGTTCGTTTCCTTCTGCGTCTTGACAGTCTTTGTCTGCTACAACCACAGTATTTAAAACAACATTTTCTTCAGAAATTTTTGCAAAGTGTGCCATAGTTTTATGCTTGAAATTTGTATCTTATTATTACAACTCCACTTCCTCCTGATCCTCCTGGCATGTTGTCTGAATATTTAGCAGATCCTCCACCGCCACCGCCAGTGTTTGTTTGTCCACCGCCGCCGGGAGTATTATCTCTTCCACCATTAGCGCCGCCTCCAGCGCCTCCAGTGCCTCGTTGGCCTTTACCGCCGCCACCGCCGCCGCCACCTCTGGTAACAGCAGAACCTGTTATAGATGATGTTGCTCCATCGCCTCCATTACCACCAATTCCATTAGGATTTTGAGAAGACATTCCGCCGCCTCCAGCTTGTGTGGCTCCGCCACCTCCGCCGCCTCCGGCTCCCATGTTTCCACCAACTCCTCCATTACTTCCTTGTGCTGGACTAGTTGAAGGTGTGTTACCAGATCCACCTGGTCGTCCACCGCCACCATCGTTGTCGGCGCTTCCACCGCCGCCACCGGATCCACCGTTTAATCCTGAATTTTTTCCTGCACCAGCTCCACCGCCACCTGCAGATGATATTGGAAAAGCTTGAGAAGCTCCTCCTGTTCCTCCGTTTCCTGTTCCTGGACCAGAAGAACCTGCTGCTCCAACAGTTATAGGATATGATTGAGCACAAACTGTTTGTGCACATCCTCCCGCGAGTGGACTAGCACTGTAACAACCTGCTGCAGCAGAAGGAGATTCTCTAAATCCCCCGGCTCCGCCGCCGCCACCGCCTACACGTCTAGCGCCGCCGCCACCGCCACCGCCAGCTTGAACTAACCAAGTTACACTATTAGAACCATCAGCTTCTCCTGCACAAGATACAACGAAACATCCTGAAGAGTTAAAAGTGTGAATTTTAAAACTACCGCAAGTAGTAATACAACCACCTGTAGCGCAAACAAATTTTAAACCAGGGCCTCCTCCACCAAATCCTAAAATCTGGTAACCAAAAGATTTTGTTCTTTTGTTAGATTTTTTCTTACCTTTTGCTGTTTCAAAAGTTCCTAGTTTTAAATCTCTCATGTATTCCTCCTATTATGCGTCGTTAGCAGCATCAGTAGTGAAGAATAATTTAACACCTAATAGTTTAGCATCTGCAGTTAAAGAATCTGCTGACACGTCTCTTGATATTTGAAAGAACACCTCTTCGTCTGTACTAGGTGAACCTGCAATAGTAACTGCTCCACTCTCTGCTGTGACGTCTAAATCGTTTGCTGTACCACTGTGTGCTTTTGCTGTTGGTGCAACTTGTGTTCCAAATGCAGTATTAATACTGTCATTATCTGCGATCGCAACACCAGATAAACCCCAAGATACAGTTCCTGTGTTTGTTGAATCTGCTGTAAAGTAAGCTTGAAAAGTTACAGTTCCTTCGTTCCATGACTTAGGAAAAGCAACTGCAAATTGTGCAAATTCATCTGAATCTTTATCAAAATCTAAAGTTTTAATTTCTGGACCATTTGATAATTCTACTTGCGCTATTGCTGCACATCCGTTTGTAGAGTTAGGATACATAGCAACTGCTGGAACCCAAATAGTTTCTTTACCTGCAATTTTAATTGCAGCTGTATTATCCCCACCGTCTACAGCTTTAGCAACTCCAGTTCCATTAGGAGCTATAGTTATATCTCCGTTAGCTGCATCTGTAATTGTAATTGTACCTGAATTAGTTCCTGAGTTTGTATCTAAAACTAAATCTTGAGCACCACTAGTTGTAATTGTTGCTGCAGCTGAACCTGTACCAACCACTAATTCACCAGAACCTTTTGGTGATAGGGCTAAATCAATATTAGTGTCGCCACCATTTGCTGCTATTAAGGGATCATTACCTGTTGCAGCGTTTGTAATTTTAATTTCGTTAACAGCAGATGAAGTTGTACCAAGAACAACAGCTTCATTTCCATTAGCATCTGCTAAAAAACCACCATCTGCAAATTTTGGTGCAGTTAAAGTTTTGTTTGTTAAAGTTTGTGTTCCAGTAAGTGTTACATCACCAGCTGGTAAAGTATCAATGTCTGGATTAGTTCCATCATTTGCAGTGGCAAAAACAAGAGCATCGCCTTTATCTCCCGCTGCAAAAGTAAATGAATCACCACTTCCCGAT